AGATAATCCAGATAGTCTTCGTGGCATTTATCTGGACCACGCGTCGCTGGACGAGTACGGAGATCAAGATCCTAGGACTTGGGGAGAAGTTGTACGTCCAGCACTATCTGACTACGGGGGATCAGCCACTTTCATAGGATCGGCTCGTGGGAGAAATCACTTCTATGAGCTGATGGTTCAGCATCAGGATGATGAGGACTGGTTGATCCAAATCCTCAAGGCATCAGAAACTGGGCTCATATCCCCAGAAGAACTGGACTTGGCTCGATCCGCTATGACGGAGGACGAGTATGCCCAAGAGTATGAGTGTAGCTTTGACGCGGCTATTAAGGGCGCCTATTATGGCGGACTTGTTGAGGAGGCAGAGAGCGAAGGGCGAATCGGTAACGTTGTCTATTATGACGAGTCCGCGCCAGTTTATTCATGTTGGGATCTCGGAATTGGGGATCATACTGCCATTTGGACCTTCCAAGTCGTTGGGCCAGAGTATCACTGGCTCTCGTATTACGAGAATACAGGGGAGAACCTTGGTCATTACTGCGATTACCTCGACACTTTGCCCTACAAAATTGTAGAGGACTTCGTTCCTCACGATGCCGAAGCAAGAGAATTGCAGACTGGTTATTCACGGACTCAGTTCTTGCGTAACAGGAAAAGAAACGCTACAGTCGTTCCGAGGCATGCTCCGGACGATGGCATTATGGCTGTACGGAAGAACTTCAACGGGTTCTACTTCAATAAGGAGTTTACTCGTCGTGGGGTGGATTGCATTCGCATGTACCGTGCGCAATTTAATGAAAAGAATAAAGTCGGGGCTAGGAAACCGCTACACGATTGGTCATCCCATGCAGCAGATGCTATGCGGTGTGGCGTTATGGGCATTGGCCTGGGTCATACTGCTAGTGATTGGTCCGAGCCTCTACAACGTAATCTTCAAGGGATAGTCTAATGGTTAAAACCTTTAATGCTGGCATACCCGCGAGTGAAGCTACAACAGAGGCTCCTGGGTCTGTATTCGGTGAAGAAATGGTCGAAACCCGGCGTGAGTCGCTGGACATGCAAGGAATTGTCCGAAACGGAATTGACCAGGCGATCGATTTCATTGACTCTGAAATCTCTACTATTCGACAGAGATCAGAAGCTTATTATCAGGGCGGAACTTATCTCAAGGCGGAGCAGGGAAGGTCCAAGGTTGTTGTAACCAAGGTGAGGGATACTATTCAGGGTATCATCCCTAGTGTCGCTCGTGTTTTCACGCAATCCGATCGGGTCGTGGAGTTTAACTCTACGGACGAAGAGGACGAAAAGGTAACCAAGGAAGAAACCACCTTCTGCCAGAGCATTTATGATCGGCATGGTGGCTACGAGGCGCTCATTGGAGCAACCATAGACTCCATGAAGTCACGGGTGGGGTTTGTGACTGTCGATCTGATTAAGCATCAGGATGTCACTGCGGGACAAGAGCAAAAGCTCGTGGCAGAAGACATCGAGCGCCTCGATAAAGATCCCCGTGCCATCGTCACGAATATCCAGGAAACCAACGAAACTGTCGACGGACTTCCAGTATTCAAGGCGATGACAGGCCGGGTCATTCCGCGAAACAAGTGGAACCTGACTATTCGTGCTCCAGAGTCGTTTTTCATTGATCGAAATGCTACTACCTTGGATGACGCGAGGCTTTTCGGTTTCCGCGAAATCAAACGGCGGTATGAAGCCGTCGAAATGGGCATCACTAAAGAAGAGACCATGTCGATTGGTGGGCAGACTGACAGTGGTACCATGCTGTCTGAGCGCGACACTCGTTTAGGCTTCAGTTCACAAGTGGGTGATGACGAAGATGCAGCCGATCCGATGTCGGTTGAGATCCTTGTTTGTGAAACCTTTATGAGAGTTGACTCAGATGGTGATGGTATCGCAGAATTGTGGAAGTTCGTTACCATTGGTGACAACCACAAGATCGTTAATGCTAAGCAGGTGAATTATCACAACACTGCATGCTTCAAGTCCAACCTGGAGCCCAACACCTTCTTCCCGAAGTCCATGGCGGAAGACCTGATGCAAGATCAGGACGCTATGACTGCTCTGACGCGCTCTATACTGGACAATACAGCGCTCGTTAACTCACCCAGAACCGTGATTAATGAAAATCAGGTCAATCTGGAAGATGCGAAGAACAACGAAATCGGTTCAATGATCCGTGCCAAGCAAATGGGACAGATCGAAGAGCTGGTTACCCCGTTCGTGGCTGGTCAGACGCTCCCTGTACTGCAGTACCTCGAGAAAGTGTCTGAGTCGCGTTCGGGGCTCACAAAATGGGCCCAGGGAATTGATCCGGATGCCCTCCAGAGCACCACGAAACAAGCTTCTATGGCATCAATTCAGGCCGGAGATGCTCGTGTCGAGATGATTGCTCGAAATATTGCTGAAACTGGCGTGAAAGAGCTGTTTTTCGCGATTTTGAGAACTGCAATTTATGAACTGGACGGTCCGCAGTCTATAAAGATCAACGAATCGTATGAAGAAGTTGATCCGAAAATGTGGCATGATGAATTGACAGTTTCGTCCAATGTGGGTCTTGGAAATGGCAACATTGAGGGTAAATCACTAATCCTTGATAAAATTGCCCAGATGCAACAGATGTTGGTAACTCAATTTGGGTTGACGAACCCCATCGCTGGGTATACTCAATTGCGTAACACCATCAAGCATCAGCTTTATCTTGCAGGCATACGAAACATCAATGAATACTTCCCCATGGTACCACCGGAGCAACTTGCAGCATTTGACAAACAGATGCAGGCGGCTAAACAGAACCAACAGGGTGATCAGGCGGCTATGGCTCAGGTACAGGCTTGGGCACAGGTCGAGCGCGAAAAGGCACAAATGAAACTGCAGTCTGACCAGGCTAAGATGCAGCAGGAATTTATGCTTGAAATGAAGAAGATGCAGCAAGAGGCTCGCAACGAGATGGCGAGACTCATTACGAAGCTGCGTACTGAAACGGAGAAGACGCGACTTGACGATGATCGTCAGCGTGATAAAGACGCACAGGATTATGCAGTTGATGCCTATAAGGTACAATTGGATGACCAGACCAAACGTGCGGTTGCAGTGGAAGTAAATAAGGACCGGGGATATGAAGAACAAGCTAATGGACGAGGTACGGTACCGCCAGCTCAAAACACTCAAGGAGCTTAATGATCACCCTCTGTTTGAGGAAATGATCCGCATGATTAATAATGAACTAGCTGCAGAAATGCTAACCGTTGTGCATGCAGAAGAACGAGAAAAAGTTCATAATGTGTTCCAGGGCTTTAATCGGCTTCTGAGTAAGATTAACGCCTACGTGGGTGAGCTGGCATTTGTAGACGAACAGGAGAAGAAAGACGATGGGTGAACAAGCAGGAATAGTGGTATCGGAAGCACCCGCAGTGGTAACCACAGAAGGTCTGAGCGAAAGCGCGCAAAAGGACCCAGTGCTTCAAGCCATCATTGAAGGCGTAGGGGAACCGAAAAAAGATGAAAAAGCCCAGGAAGCCAAAAAAGAAGTTCAAGACCCAATTGATGAACCCGAAGACGATTCTGATCGGGAAGTTGAAGCGGAGGCTGACGAAGAGGAAGAAGCCTCTGATGACACCAATGACGAAGAAGAGGGCGACTCCGAAGAGGATAAAGGGGACGAAGAGGAAGAAACGGAATTAGAAGCTGGAGCTGAAGAGGAAGACGACGACGAGAACTATGACGATTATATCGTTGAGGTTGTTGTCGACGGTGAAGCCATGGAGGTTTCCCTCAAAGATCTGAAATCCAACTTCTCAGCGAATAAGTACATCCAGAAGAATATTCAGACTGCCGTTGAAGAACGTAAACAGTCTGAGGAAATTCGGAGTGCTTTGTTCAAAGCGTATCAGGGAACTCATCAGAAATTGTCTGAGCTTTCTGGTATGTTGAACGAACTGGCTGAACCCGATTTTAATTGGGAACAGTTGAGGCAGGATAATCCCAACGCTTATCTTATGAAAAGAGAGGAGCAGAGGGAACTTCAGGCCAGACAGCAAGCGGTTGCACAAGAAGCTGCAAGAGTTCAGCAAGAGCAGGCTAGAGTACAAGCCGACGCCATGTCCGAACTCACGCAGAGCGAAGCGCAAAAGCTTGTTGCTAAGCTACCGGAATTGAAAGATCCGAAACAGGGCAAAGTTCTGAAGGAGAAATTCGTTTCTGCGGCAGCTAAATACGGCTATACATCGGATGAGATCGGGACAGTCATCGACCACCGAGCTCTACTCGCTTTAAACGACGCTGCCAAATGGCAGGATCACCTCGCCAAGCGAGAAAAGATGAAAACATCGGGTAAAAAGCAGGGTGTCAAAGACATCAAGCTTAAGCCTGGCCGAAGCTCCACCCCGGCAACCAAATCCAAGCGGTTGGCGGATAAACTCAGAAACAAGGCAATACGGACTGGTAAGGCAGATGATGTAGCCGCCACTCTGATTGTCAGAAAGTAAGGACCAAGACTATGGCAGTCAATGCTGCAGCGTTGGAGACTTATGACTCGATCACCATCCGCGAAGACCTCGCAGATGCCGAGAATATGATTTCTCCGACTGAAACCCCGTTCGTGTCCCTTATCGCGGGCAAGAACAAAGCAACAGCAACCAAGCACGAGTGGCCGGTTGTTGAACTCGGTAGGTTACTGATACCTCACAGCGTGTTGATGGTGCTGCGTCGGTTGAAAAACTGTCGAAGCAGATCAGCTACAAGCTCAAGGAACTCAAGCGTGACAAGGAAGCCATCTTTACTTCCGGTCAGCCTGGCGATCCTGGTGCAGCTGTTGGTGCAACCGTTCGTAAATCGGCCGGCTTCGCAGCCTTCCTGATTACGAATACCATTCGTGGTGCTACCACTGGTGCTGATCCTACGTTGTCGGAAGACCCCAATGGGTATCCCGATGCTGGACCAACCGCTGGTGACCTCGCGGCTGTGACTGAAGACAACTTCAATGCTGTCATGCAGTCCTGCTGGGTTGAAGGTGGCGAGCCGAAATATGCTCTGTGTTCCGCAGCTAACAAACGTCTGATTTCCTCAGGCTTCGACGGCTACGCAACCAAGTATAAGCAGGCTGACGACAAGAAGCTGGTCAACTCGATCGATATCTACGAGTCCGATTTCGGACAGGTACAGATCGTTCCTGATCGTTTCCTGGGTACCATCGACGCAGCTGTTGGTAACTCCATCTTCTTCATTGATCCCGATTATGTCGATATCAGTGAACTTCAGCCTACACGTCAGATGGAGCTGGCTCGTACCGGTCACACGCAGAACAGACTCATCCAATGTGAGTCCTGCCTGGAAGTCGGCAACGAAAAAGCGCACGGCGTTATCGCAGACACTACTGGCTAGTCCGCCAATTAGCTAGTAGTTAGGAGGGACCTCATTGTCTCACTCACCCCCGACTGTCACGGCGGGGTCCCTCCAACCAAAAACCTAGGAGAAGAAAATGGTTGAAATGATGAAAGTACAGGTTCTGAAGCCTACGTTATGTCAGGACGAAGAAGGCCGGGCGTGCATTGCACCTGCAAAGCGAGTTGTTATGCTTAGAGCGGGTAAGGCACGACATTTTATTAAAACGGGTATTGCCAGACCTTCCGACAAGCCCCTCGATGAGCTGACGCCGTACAAGTCGACTCGTGTTCAGAAAACCCAGAGTGAGGCTGCTCAAATCGGTACAGCCATCGCTGAAGCTATTGCCGGGTTAAATTCTGGCAACGTAGCTGGTGCTAAAGCGGCACTTGAGGCTACAGCAACTCCAAAAGAACCCACAGAACTGTCTGAAGGACAGAAAGTTGTTAAGGCTTCAGGCCGTCAACCGAAACCCACTGTCTTCATTGATCAGGATCCGAAAGCAATCTAATGCGCGAGAAATTCATCTTCGATCATCCGAACAACAAGATGTTTATTCAGCGAACTGAGGACGTTGAAGGGCATATCGATGATGTTACTGGTCAACGCAACCATATGGATAATGGATGGTCGCAGAAGAGGAATTTCCGTAAAATCGGTTCGATACCGATGATTATAGTTGAGAAAACGCTTCGGGAGAAGGGCATAAATCTGATGGAAAACTCTCCCGAGGCCCAGAAAGAAGCCCGTAAAATCCTGAACGAGATGAATAAGTTTCGTACAGTGGATAAACTGGTATAATAAGGGTTTACACCGGGTGATTTTTAATATACTATAGTTCTTATTGGAGTACAGCACTATGGCTAAGAAACCCAAACCGTCAAATCCGAATACCAGCGGGAAACCAATTTTCCCTAAATAAACATACTGGCGCGACGCATCTGCAGGGCCATCCCAAACATTAGGAAGTGTTATGCTTTTTAACGGATACCAGGGGTGGATCGATGGGGTCCGCGATTGGCTGGATGTAGACGACTATTCAGATGCACGAATTGACTCGTTCATCCAGCTGGCTAC